ATTTCTTTTTTGCAGAATAAGCCTGTAGTGCAGTAGCTTCAATACTTCCACCACCAAAAACTTTACCAAACACCCCTGGGTTTTTTGCTTGTTTTTCTGCGTAGTCAACATCACTGGCTGCTCCCATCCATCGACTTATGTCACCTGACATTTGTTCTAAGTCACGACCTACGGCAAATCCTTGTTTGATTGCAGAGAAAGCTTTTGATGCTACGCCAACGGCTAATGATATAGTTACTGGATCCATATCCAGATTATATCATAGGTTACTTACCTTTCAAAGATGCCGCAGTGTTAATACGATATATATTCACATCGTTTCTATCGTCAGCAATACTTTCTTGTAACTTTTGTCGTTCTTGAGCTAATTGATAAGCTTGTTGTAATTTAGCTTGATCAACTGCAAAATCCATTTGATCATTCATTGTTTTTCGTTCTAGCTCGGCAGTATCATTCTCTAACTCTTTATTTCTGATTTCAACCAAAGGATCTTCTGGTGTTGGAGGAGCTAAAGCTGGCATTATCTCATTTAATATCTCGCCAGTTTGTTGAGCGATTGCAGCTTCGACTGCATCTGGATCAGGTGGAGGAACTTGTTCGCCACGCATCTGAGCTTCTTGTGCTGTTTTTTGGAAAAATGTAGTTACTTGATCTCGAGCCATCATACCCACATGTTCTTGTACATGTGCTTGTAACATAATGTATCCTTGTGGGTTTGCTTGTGATGTTTGACTAGATAACATCGAAATATGTGCCCTAACATGTGCCTCATGATCTTGTTGTGGAAAAGCTTGTAAAGGCATACCTTTCATAGCGTTTCCGTTCTCGGTTGCCGGATCAATTGGTTGTGGTTGCTTTGGTGCGGGCAAAATAGCTTCAATATTTTTAATATCTAACGCATCATACATCCTTCTGTACGCTTCATGCGTGTTATGTATGTTTGGTGCCGCTTGAGCTAGTTGTAATTGTGTTTGTGCAAGCGATAATCGTTGTGCCATAGAGAAAATGTTCGGATCTGACACTGGAAGTATGTCCACACGACCATCAAAGTCCTTCTGCATAGTCTCTGGAGGCACATTTCCAACAAAATAAGGGTATGGAACTGGGTTTTCACTAAAAATCTCGGCTAACATACGAAATTCTTGCTTTTGAGCGTAATGTAGACGCTTATGTATAGCAGAAATGATCTTAGAACCTTGTTCAATCAAAGCAACAGTCGTTCCAACGGGTGCTTGTGAATTCATGTCGGCTACTTTTGCGTCTGCAACCTGTGCAAAACGTCTTCCAGAGTCAACAACCACACCTAAAAGCTGTGCTAACGTAGCGGAAGGCTCTTTGTATGGCAGTGGGATAATGGAATTCTTGAGATCTCCGCCTGGGACATCGATATCCCTGAACTCGCCAGGATTAAGAGGCTCATCATCGTTACGAATGCGAACACCCCTCGCCTTAAAACCAGCTGGAAGATTAGATAAAGTACCTGCATCAATTAACTGCCTTAAAATAGATGTTGCTGCACGAGATAATCCACCGATTGTGTGTAATAGTCCAAAACCATAAAAACCAAACCCTGGTAAAAATTTAAAGTGAGTAAAATATTGCCTTTTTCTTTTTAATGGGTCTTCTTCTCTAAAGTTTCTAGAAATTGATAACACTTTTCCAGAAGACTGATCAAGGGTAATAATATAAGGCAACATAACCCCCGAAGGATTCCCCTCCATATCCATGTCTTCAAAACCTTCCAGATCCATGTCCATGTGGCATTCCAACAAGGTGTAAGAGTCATCAGAATAGTTTGGGCGTAGTCCCAACAACTCATCAGCACGTTCTTGGATAGCTCCTTGATCTTCGTCATAGTCTGAACTAGATAATTCAACATCTTTATATACTCCTGCTACTTGTAGCTTGCGAATATCATTATATGACATTCTAACAACATGTGTCACCCTCTCTGCCGTTCTTAAATCAGAAGCTGAGTACGGAACAACCATGTCTTCGGCTGGTACAAACTTAGAAACGGCTCTCTGCTTAGTCTCGTCAAAGTAAACTTTTTTAAATGTAGAACCTGTCAACGGCAAATAAAATAACATCTGGTCAGTGTCTGGATCATACTCTTCCATAATCTCAGTAATCTGATAATTCATAAAATCTTCCACACGTTGGGCTTGTGCTTCAGTTTCTTGTGTAGGAGTACCTAAAACTTGTGTTTTTACAGGTCCTCCACTTGGTAACATCTCCTTGTAACTTTGTGCTTGAAACTGTGTTACGGCTTCCGATAAAAGTGGATGCGTTACACCACTGGCACCTAAGAAGGGTTCACTTCGGTCTTCGTAATTTATACCAAGTAACCCTAATCCTTTTGATATAGCTTCTTCCCAATCTTCTCTAGACTCTAAGTCTTCACGAAACTTAGCTTGAATATCAGATGATAACTCTCCAAGAATTGAATCATCAAGAACCTCTGCGAGATTGGCATCATGTCTATATTCTTCTGCTTCAACTTCTACTGCCTCTTCATCTGCTAGTTCTATACCCTCGGGTAATTGTTCCACATTATCTGGTAATTCAATTTGAAGACTGTCTTCTTCGGGCATCATTTGACCCCCTGCTCCCATCGATTCCTCTACCATTCCTGCTATTTGTCTAGGTTCTATTGCCATTACACTGCCTTTCTAAGATCCACTGTACCACCTTTTGCTTTAAAAACAAATTTACTTCTTGCTAATTTTTCTCCATCAGTGCCAGGCTCTATATTTAATATAAACTGAACCGGGTTTCTTAGTTTAGCTTTTGCCCCCGATTTACCAATCATATTAAACTCTACCCCTTCATCCACTTTAACTCTAGAATTACCTTTTTCATCTAGTAATGCGTCTTGAAATTGTTTCTTAACTAAATTTGGAGCAACCTCATAACTTGTAAGTCCTGCCTTTTTATGTTTTTCTAACGCTGCTAAATAGCGAGCACTTCCCTTATCGATGTCATTTGGTGGTAATTGAGCTCTTCCTGACATGTTTTGTAAATCTGTTTTAGCAGGGAATACGATCCCTGCAATAGGTTCTTTATAAAGATTTCTCAAAGTTGGAAGCTGATTAATTGCTCCCTTAATAATTGCTCTCGATGCTTGTGCTTGTGATGAATGAGCCGAATCCCTCATATAAACTGCATTATTATCCAAGTGAGCCTCTAGTCTTTGAAAAGCATCTAATAATTCTTTTGGAGAATAATTAAATTCTTGAGCTCTATCTCCAATAACTTTTTTAAAAGCATCTATTCTTCTTTGTACTTCTTTTCGGTGATCTGAAATACTACCAAGTTCATCTGATTTTTTCTTTGCGATGGCTCCAAAGTTTTTTAAATCTTCTTGTAAAGCTTCACCAGTTTCTTCCATTCTTTTCTGACGATTAGGATCATTTTGTTCTCTTGCTTTTATAAAGCCTTTATCAAATAAAGGAGCATATACCGATCTAGTTAAATAGACTTCAGGCTCATTTATCATATATTTAGTGTACAGTTTTGCTTGTTCAGAATCAGACAAATTCTTAAAGTCAGATACATTACTGGATTCATTCTGTGGCATAAAACCTATTTTTTTAGACAGTTTAAGAAGTTCTTGTTCAGTAAATTTTTCAATATCCTTTATTGATTTAGGACCTAATCTTTCCATAATATCTGCTTGAAGTCCTCTCAAGTCTACCCTGCCTTTTTGTATATTTTCTGAAGGAGTTGCACTATCAAGATCCTCTGCTGAGTTTCTCTCCGTCTTATAATTAGCTATTATTAATTCATTTAAATCTGTAATAGGCATTGTGTTATCAGAATTTGTATTTTTTAAAATGTGTTCTTGAAAGATATATTTCTGTACTTTAGCTTCCATGACGTTACTAGCTTGTTTATTAATAACCTCGTTCATAATCATATTCATTGTTTTTCTAAAAGCCTCTGGCTTACTTGTACGTTCTTGCATAGCCTTAAAATAATCTTTGACATTACTAGCTCGAGTGTAAGCATTATTAGGATCGTCTGGTAACATTGTA